GACAAGTTCAAAGATTTCTCTTTGTTCCCCTCCGAACCCGGAAGCGGTCCGCTACGTGAAGTAACGAAGCGCCGCCGGGCACCAGCCAAAATTGGTCGTATTATTTGTTAACGACCATGTAACCGCATACGAGACGTTGTCACGCCTCGTAACCTCACCCATCCGCACACCCATTATCACTAATAGGTGTCTGAACCTATCTCTTCCAGAGAAACGGTTCGGTCTGGCTCGGATACTTCGGAATCTCCATCCTTGGAGGTCCCGATCCCACTCACCTCCTGGCTTGAATAGCCAGAAAGGTGCATGGATGTGACTACTTGTGGGGTCCGGTTCAACGGGCCCGAAGAGTAGCCACCTGCTGCTAAGTCTGCGGCGTAAATAACCGTAGACTTTGTAATATGTACGCCTGCCGCCACTCCTAAGAGTGAGAGCAAGAATACGATTAAGCAGCCCATAAATAGCAGGAATATCCGAAATTGACTTAACAAAAAGCGGACGGATGTTGGTGCCTCGGTGATAGTCTTTTCCACAGGACTCACGAAATTCCCCAAACAAGAAGGTTTTATCGGTGTTAACCGAAAATCCGACGAATTTGAGGGTCTCGATGAGAATTGCTGCAGATCCGACGGGACAGATTATATCATCACCGTAAACCGCGTATTCCTCGTCCCTCCGGTTCGTGTACTTCATGCACGATCTGGTAAGGGCGAGAAATAACAGCGATTCGAGCGCGAAAGTAAAGCCGTTCCCCATCGAGGAGAACTTCTCGTACACTATCTCCTCACCGTCGAGCTGCCCTTTCGGGCATCTCAGCAGATCGAGGTAGTTGAACCAGTCAGGCGGTAACATCCACCGGACCAGTTCGTACGAGACCGAATCACTTGCACTGCTCAGATCGATCGTCGCAAGACGATCGTGCCAAGCGGAATTCGAAATCGAGCCCTTGCGGGCCAATTTCTGGTTCCTGGATTGCCCGGTACTCAGGTTGACGCCGAATTTCTTCATGCGTCGCACCAAGTGATCGTGCACTCCTAGTTGCAAGTAGAGGTTCATTCGGGGCTCTATCGCTATGGGACGCAAAGTTTTTGCGTCTTTCTCGACAAAGGTTAAGCGGTTGCTCTCAACCACGCTTAGGATACCCTCAAGGGCAAAGCCCTTGAGGTCAGAACGAGACGTCACTGTTTCGAAGGACAAGTCCTTTTCAGCCAGCAACGCCTCGAACCATTGGTGATGATCACCAATAGCACTCCTAGCTAGTTCCACCACTCTATCTGTAACGGTGTACGGAAAGTCCGCATGTTTATAATATGCGGTCGTACGGTCCCCTACAGTACAGAGCGATGACCCAGGACCATGTCTCCCATCACCACCGCGAAAATTCTCAAAACTACCGAGAACTGTAGCGACGTACGCCCTCGCTTGCGCGAGGATCACAGAAACACTCGGACTCAGTTTTCTGAGCCGAGAGGGACGGTAAAGATACCATTCCAACCTGCGATTCGTGCGACGACAAGCGTTTTCGGCCATACGCCATTTTTCAATGGCGCGGCCCCGCTTGTCGTACGGTGACTTCCGAAACTGAAAACGTTTCAGAATAGAGGATACCATGTACTTGGCTTCAAGTCGTTCGGTATCCGTATCCAGATACAACTGTTGCTGGACACGGTCTGCGAAATCAATGTAGGCCTTAACGCTACGCGAACGGATGATACCGTCTAACGTAGCCAGGTCACACGGATCTAGCAGATGCTGAACATCCTGAGTCAGAGCGCGAAGAAGATCGAACGCGTCGACGTCTCCGAAAGTGTGTGAAATCATTTTAGATTTCACACGTTTAGCACGTTGTCGTGGGTTCCAAATTTTCACTTGGAATCCTTTTTCGTTGGTAACAAAGACTCTACGACCATCTCCGTGTCAGCCTCACCCAGCAGGGTCATAACTCCTACTGCGTGGTGCATAGCACGGTTAAAGCCGTTGCCGGTGTTGAAGTACCGGCAAGTCTTAACGTGGGAAAAAGCACCAGAGACTCTTACGATATACACCTGTGAAAGGATGTATTCGCTGGAGTCAGCCGATGCAATAAGTTGTACGCATACGAGCTTGTGCTTTTTCATGATATCAGATCTCCTGGATATCAGTCAGAGTTTCGACGAACGACGCGGCGGCGAGGAGCTTAATTTCCTCGATCACCTTGTCGTAGTCGGCTTCGGCCACACCAACGGGAATATCGTACTCGACCGAGGCGATTACGGGAACCACGACGCCAGAGGCGAGCGTGATACCTTTGGTCACCTTGAATCGAGTGCGAGCGACACCGGCGTAGTCTTTCGTCGGCTTCGGAAACACGCGTGAAATCGTCAGCGTGTGGGCGTTCGCGACGGAGTGATCCGCAGCGACGTACGTCGACTTGTTAATCTCTTCCGAGAAACGAGTGAACGTAACGGTGGTAGCATCACCACGGGTAACAGCGATGGTATTACTTTGCATTGCTGGAGCCTCCTTAAAGGCGTAGATTTGATATGCCCTGACCGTATCCTCGGATGAGGAATATGAGGTCGAGCACCTTTGAGGTGTCAAGTTTGACGTTGACAGGTGGCATGGTTGGAACACTGCCATTAGCACGGGTGATAGTTGTGGCCACTCTTTGACGAGTATGGCCACCACCCATGTTATAGTACTCTGTGGCCGGATTTGGCGTGTTTACTCCAGTTAATTGGATGAACAAGCTATCCCGGACAGTAGTAGTAACCCAGCAGTGCCGGTTGGAGACACCGAGCGTCGGAGTTATGGCACGAAGCCATTCACCGATATTGACGGCCCAATCGACGACGAAGGAGTATGGAACAAGCTCCCAGCCGGCGGTCGGTAAGTCATAAAGTCCAAGAAGTTGCTGGTATTTCATCGACTGCGGTAAATTGTAGTCATAGATGACGCCAGACCAACTCTCGGCAGAAATATTACGAGACCAAGTTGTACTGGCCTGGTAACTTCCGCCAACGAGTGCGCCGCTTCCCGATGTTTCGAGAAACCCGTACCCGCGAGACCTCGCTCTACCATTGTCTGTCAGCTGGTGGTTCAAAGCCTTTTGAATGCCTTGAACCTCATAGATCAGTGGACGCCACCCATAGCGCCACTCCAGCCATGTGTTCTGCAACACGTCGAGCGTACGTCCAGTCATTTTTGTGACCGTACAGGTTCCTATGCCGTTTCCGGCCTAGGGTCTGCGCAACCTGATGCAGCCGACGGAACCAGTCGCGAAGCCCTGACATAGGGTTTCGCAACATATCGATAGTCTTTTGGAGCTCAGCCGCCGTAACTAGGCCCTGTACATCGGGCTTCGAAATGTTGGAATGAGCTTTAATGACCGCGATATCACGGCTCCTTTGGGCCAAGGTCCCGACACCCACAGCAACACCGGACGCATCAAGCGTTCGATTGTTGTCGTAGTGCCGGAGAGCTGGACCCGTACCGGTTTGATTATCAGAGGGATCTTTATGGTATCCCATACCTCCAGACGTATACTTGTCGTAGAGATGCGTTTTTACCATTTCTCCGATAATAATCTCCCCATCCGCAATCCTCTCCCGGTAATTTGGGGTAGGATTGTCAATGAGCGACTCCGTTTCACTGAAAGTCGTATATGGCACGTTAGATACCAGTACACCGGAACTATTGTACCATTGGAGATTCGTGGTCTCGTTGCCGAGAACACGCGACCTGGATCGAGACATAGTAATACTCCTTGTTCTACTAAGAGGTTCCCCCACCAATCACTGGTCTGGGAAACGGGATTGCTCCCGTCCTCAACGTAGCATACCAACAACCATAAGTTGGCATGTGGACAAGAAGCGATGCGCGGAGACTTCTCCGCAAATGCACGGGGGCCAT